GCCAGCCTTCTGACACTCTCTAACGAGACCAATTCTCTATCCCGTTTTACGCCTACGACACCGGCGTGCCGCTCTCTAGGGCGGAGTGTTTTAACGTCATACTCTAGACGTGAACTACTGCCCACAAAGGAGTGAACAGGGCCTATCGGCTGTGTCGAAGGACACGCCTGATCTTGCGCTCAAGAATCTCCAAAGTGGAGACATCCGATCGCTTTTCAACGACCGAATGTGACCTCAGTAGAGCACGATAGCCTTCCGCAACCTCCTCAGGCACACCTCTCACGAGGGCAACATGAGGAAGGTTGGGCCAAACCGCTTCCCCCAGGTCTGAGAGACCCGGAAGCATGGCTTTGAGGACATGCTCGAACCCCTGGTCGGGGTCGGGAGGGACTGATACGTTACGGGGTGGGAACGATTGGCCAGAAGCCAACACCGTAGCCCAAGCGCTGTTATACAGCAACCTGTTCGTACGGGTCTCTCTGTTCGAGAAAGTCCGTCGCCTCTCATCACCCTGGAACGCGGCTTCGATTGAGGGGTTTAGCCTCTCCTGAAGTGGTATGCCAAATGGGTTCCAACCCAAGCCCAAGGGCTCAGGCAGATCCGCGATGAAGGAGAGCACCTTACGATGCCTCGGACGTGCGAGAAGGAGGGAACGGGGACCCATTTGCCTGGCGAAGTCCACAAAGGACTCGTCTGACAAAGGCCCCTTCCATTTGAATCCCTTCACCACCTTATCCTTAGTGATGATGCGACCAGCGAATTCAGCCACTGAGTCTGAAGCTAGGCTTTTGTGAGCCGCGATCTTCATTCCCCATGACATCATCCAGGTGCACACCAGGTCGTCGACTTCGTTGTCCATGATGACGCGGTCGTCGCCGAGTAACACATACGGGTAGATCCAACTGACACGGTTCACACCGGTCCTCGGATCCGTTATGACTACTCTCACCTTACGTCGCCGTAAGCGCTGAAAAGCAGCCTGAACGACGGCATGATGCCAGAGACTAAATGTGAAGAACACGGGATACACCCCTAGGGGCGCACCCACAGTCCATCTTACATTTTGGTACTGTCGGGGTCGCCTGGTTTTGGTTATACGCCAGTCGCCTTCGCAACAGCTCTTGTAGAACTGGAGCCAACGCGTAGGGACACCCAACCTGGAGAGATACTCCAGCTGGAACGCCAAAGGTGCTCTGTCCGTTGCATTGGACAGGTCGGTCGATCGAGCCGGCATACCTTGCGATAGCCAACCCTTCACCAACTCAACACCCCGTTCATGGTCGAAAGTGCAGTCGTTATCCACCGAGCGCAACGAGTCGCGTACGGCGTCACCAAGCGGTTGCAAAGCCGCCTGCCACACCCTGTAGGGGTTTGCCGCAAACCTAAGTTTGTAGCCGCCTTCCTGCAGCAAAGACACCGTACCCATCAATGGCCTTTCGGTCACATCGATAGGGCCGGACTTAAGTTCATCAATCATGTTGAGCTCAAGCTCTGTCCGGATGGTCTCCTCGAGACCTTCGATGGTTCCAGACAAGATGTCCATGTTAACCGTCGTGTGTACTGCCTGCCTAGAAAGCACAGTCACAGAACTTAATACAGATTCCACTTCAGGAACTGTACCAGAATCTATCCAGTGACTAGGTGCCCTCCGAGAGGGATTTGGATGGAAATCAAGTAGCCGAGACCCGGTTGTAGCATTGAGCTCCAACTTAGGGCATAGCGGAGACTCGTGGACTATTGCTAGGCCACGGATTAGGGCCTCCGGCTCGACCGGCTTGCGCATTACTGCGTCGAAAAGGTCGCTCCACTGCTCGTCCGTAAC